AGCTAGGCAGCTGGTCCTTAAGAAAACACAGTTTTCGTCCACTAGGTCTATCCCTAGAGTCTTTGTTAAAAAGACTTGCGTCTCGTTAGATATTTAACCATAGTTACCGTAGCATGATATAACATCATGTGAGGTAGTTTTGATAGAATATTTATAACGGTTCCTAACGGAATGACCTTTAAACTCCTCGGCAACGACTCGTAAATACGGCATAAAAAACTTATTTATGCGTGCAAACGAGTGCGAACCGGTGAATAATTGCCTGTACAAGGCAAAAGCCGTTGCGGCGCGACCAAATGGTTCTCCTTTAATGTAGTTAATAGACGCTTGGACACTTCTGTACGGCTTGTGAGCCGTCCAGTTAGTGTCAATCAAATGTCCATCAGTTTCATCATCGGGTCCCCACAGTTTATCAAAAGGTTTACCTAAGTACTTCAAAATCAATTGTAGTGACAAAGGGTAAATCTCAGATATTCCACTTCTCGTCCAAGAATTATGTAACAACATAATCTGGCGCGGAGACAGTTTATCTTTAAGATAAAATGGGCGCACGTTCTTACCGCCGAAATAATCAGAACCACATGACTCCCTAAAGGGACCATGCCAGAACGATTTTTCGTCATTAACCTGAAACCCACAAGCATTCATTGTTTGTATAACAAGAGGAACACTAGCAGTAGGAGTGATTATATCATCTCCATATACACTACATTTTTCTCTAATACCTTGATACTCTAATACTGCGCTAGTTAGCGCATAGAAGATCATAGATTCGAGTTCAAATGTATAACCATTACCCATAGACGTAAACTTGTGAAAGTGATAAGTCTTATCTTGGATAGTATAGGTTGGCGAACGAACAGCACGCAAGGCACAAAACCAGTCATAAGGTAGAATATTCATAACCAAATGATAGGAAATTGTGTCCGACGCTGCACGAAGATCAATCGTCGCAAGTAATTCGTCAATAGACGCTTGCTTCGACATCAAACCATGCTTAAACTGAGCAGTACGTAAATCCAGACCCCACCTTTTCAGGCGGTTACGAATATACGTACCATATCCTTTCTGAATAACGCCGTTTATAAGCGGTTCTATTCCGATAGGTCGATCAGTTTTTGCTGTTTTAGGAACAAAAGATAACCGGCTGCCAGGGACTAATGAAAATAGATCGTAAAGATCAGTTTCACTAGTAGGGCAAATCCCGAAGGATTTAACCCAGCCTGGACAACTATTGAAAAGTTCAATAGCTGGACCGATCGCTTGTTCAGTTACATCTAACTGTGAGGTTAACTTATGATAACTTGATGTGTATTTCGACACATTTAAATTAGCACCAGGACCAAACTGAAAAGATAAATCACGAACACTAGGGCAACGTCCTAAGATGGATCCAATTTTTCGCTTTGCAATTCTAAAAATAGAAGCAATAGCGTCTCCTTCATTTGTGAGGAGAGGATCTTTTCTCATTCTGTTGTTAGTGTCGTAACAATGTACTTCTGCATCGAGAAACGCCTTCATAGCCGCTTTACGCGGGTTAATCGAGGTCTTCCAATGAGGATATTTCTTAATCATAGCCACTAGTTGCACATCTTCCAAATAGGTCGATGGCTTTTCGTAGTCATGCGGAGAAATATCTATGCTTAGTAGTGTGTCAAAATCCTTCGTGTCCAGTGCTTCACGCACTTTATCACTGAGGGGTGACCCATTTTCTTTGCACATTGAGTACAGCAACGTCATCAGCACGTTTAAGTGCTTCTCACACTGAGTAAATCTAGTGTGAACTGAATGTTGGTTTTTCATTCTTTAATTCCTTATATAACTCACAGTTGTGAGTTAATTTAAACGACTATTGCCCTAGTAAGGGTTCTGGCCTAAATTGATACTATCTTGCACTTGCCCTTCTTGAAGGGCCGCTATGGCAAAAGCGATTAAATCAGCTTTTGTTTCAGCAGGTGCAGTATCAGGAATTAAAAACGCCCCGTGGAACGAACTATAGTTCTGTACCTCAGGCGCCGGAATGAAACCCGAACTTTGCGATGTCGAAGCTTCTTTCAGTGTAGGCAAACTAATGTTAAGTGTTACCTTGCGTGAATGTTTACCACGTGCTGGACGTAATACTAGTTCTACAGTAGGGAAACCCGCTGTAATACCAGAACTAACGTCTGCATATTTTGTGATTAAACCTTCGCGTGTCATAACATCAAACGTGATGTTAACTGGCGTGGATAAACCATTTGCCAGGGATAGGGCTGCTAATGCGGCCATAGGATATTCTCCATTAATTTATGCAATATTGCATAATTGATGTGCACAAAATTGTGCCACTATAAAATAAGAATTTATATATAGTGTGTGTCGTTACCTTTTGGAAGTAAAAACCTTAAGTAACGAGAGGCTTACTAAGCCTTTCTTAATGTCCAGCAAATTTTCAAGCCTCAAAGATGGAAACTGAGGAACAGGAAAATCACTAATTGGTCGACGTGTATATTCTTTCACGCGCCAAGTAGCATGACTGCCGGGTGGTATATTACGATAGTAGCCAGCGTTGATATAATCAACTTTGCCTTGATGGGCAAAAGTTGCAAAACCAACGCCTTTTGTTACGCGTACACCATCACTTACTACTAAGCCGCTAGCGGCCTGCAGTAGTTCCAGGTAGTTACCAATTGGATG